AGAAGTTTTACGGGCCGCCCTCGTATTACGCGGCATGGGCACCTTGCATTCCGTACAACCCTTCGGAGCGTGGCCTATTTTTGTGGGTCACCTTCCGGATGAACCGGATGCTGCTGTATGTGTGTATGACACCTCCGGGGTGCGGGACGGACGTATGCAAGGCACCGGCGAAAGTATTGGTCATCCGGGATGGCAGATAAGGGTCCGTGCGCAGGACTACCCCACCGCTTATAATAAGGTGAGTGCTATTGTGAATAGCCTTGATGCCATTCGCCAGATTAGTGTTGCAATAGACATCTACACTTATATAATAGCGGCCACAACCAGGACCAGTGGCCCGATCTCGCTTGGGCAAGAGCCGGACGGTGCCCGAAGAATAGGTTTTACGGTGAATGGTACAGTAACGTTCACGCAAGTTTAAAAAGGAGATAGGACATGACGAGCAGATTAGATGACGGTTATCAAACACTGGTAAGCTTCGCATCGGATCCTACCGTGCTTTTCTACGAGAAGACGGTAACGCCCCCCGGTGTGGATGGTGGAGGTGAAACCGATACCACCACCATGCTCAACACGGTCTGGCGTACCCGGAACCCCAAGGCCCTCATCACGCTTTCTAATGGGTCGATGGTGGTGGCTTACGACCCGGCGTGCTTCCCCGAGATCATAGCCCTTGTGAACGTGAACAACCTTATTACCATAACGTTCCCCGACGGGGATACACTTGCGTTTTGGGGTTGGCTTGATTCGTTCACACCCGGTGAGCACACGGAAGGTGAGCAACCCACCGCCGAGATCACAATCGTTCCAAGTAACCAGAATGCTTCGGGTGTGGAAACCGCACCGGTACATACTCCTGCGTAACGGTAGCCTGGGCGGCCCAGGTTTGCCATGGTGGCCTCGGGCCGCATAGGGTGGTACTTTGGCCCCTATTAGTGGGGTATAATGCGACAACGGGCCTGACGAGGAGGCTCAAGAAAGGAGACCAAGGATGAATACAAACGAAATGGGTGCTACGGAGGAACTTGATTTCTCATTGGACCGCGATGAACGCCCCGTTAAAATTGGCGGCGAGGATTACGTAGTCCTCGAGCTTGATGGTAGGGAGAGGGATATTTACCTTAATAACGTGAGCGCGCGAATGCGGGTCGACAAGGATGGCAAGCCTTCCGGTGTGAAGAATTTTACCGGGCTACAATCCAGCCTCTTGGCGCTTGCCACAAGGAAGATAGTGGATGGTGAGAAAAAACCCGTGCCCGAAAAGGAAATTCAGGCATGGCCGTCTAAGGTGCAAAGTAAGTTATTTGACATCGCCAAAGAGCTTTCCGATCTTGGGGATGAGAAAAAAGATGAGGGCGACCCGGGAAACGAATAACGGGCGAGCAGTTAGCTTGGTTCAAGCTGGCTGATCGCCTTAGTATGTCGTTGCAACGGTGCAAACGGGAGACAACTTCGACGGAGTTTTTAAAGTGGCAAACATACTTCGAACAAGATCTCAATACACACAAACGCGAGGACTATTACCTTGCACAAATAGCGGCCGAGATACGGCGGGTGATGCGGAAAAGTCCATCATCGATAAAGCTCGAACACTTTCTTCTAAAGTTTCAAGGAGAGGTGAATAAGAACAAACCGCTCACCGACAAAGATATTAAACGACGGACGGAGTGGAGCAAAACACGATGGATGACATTGGTGATGAGGACCAAGCCCCGCAAACCGCCCAGGACGGAGTAACGTATGGCAACATCGGCAGTAGAACTCGAGCGGTTGGTGGTGCGTCTGGTAGGCGAAGGGAAGGGCTACGAAAAGGTCCTTAATGTGGCCGTTGCCAAGACGGCCAAGGCCGGACGTAAGATTGGAGCCATTACCGAAACACAAATGGCTGCGCAAAATTCCGCCATGGAAGAAGCCGCACGTATCACTCACGCCGTTGCTACCCCGACCGAACGGTATGCCAAGGAACTCAAAAACCTCAAACGCCTTTATAAAAGTGGGCAGCTTGGCCAGAAAGATTACACCCGGGCACTAAAGAAAGCCACAAGTGCCCTCCCCTCCGTGCAAAAGGCACAGGCCAAGTACAACCAGGAAATTAAAAGAGCAAACGAAATAACCCGGGAGGCCGCCCGGCCGGTCGACCGGTACAAGATGAAGTTAGCCGAGGTTAACGCCCTACATAAGAAGGGTATGGTGTCCGCCGCCACCCACACCCGCACGATAAGATCCCTTAACAAAGAGTTTCAACGGGGCGCGTATGCCCTTACTTCTTACGGTCGGAAGATCGAGTCCGTTGGAAGAGGTATTCGCGATGTTGGTATGAAGGCTTCCTTGTACCTTACCACTCCCCTTAGCATCGCATCAACTATAGCGGTCCATTCGTTTGGTAGCGTGGACTCGGCCATAACCAAATCGGCCGCAATCATGTCCGGCATGAGTGATGATTTACGCCGGGAGTTGACCGAAACCGCCCGTACTATGTCCTTGCACACGGAAACATCCGCCAAGGATTTAGCGGCATCTTATTTTTACCTGGCATCGGCGGGCATGACCGCACGGCAATCTATCGCGGCCTTGCCCGTGGTGGAAGAGTTTGCCGTTGCCGGTACCTTTGATATGGCGCGGGCAACGGACTTACTCACCGATGCACAATCGGCCCTTGGTTTGTCATCGAAAGATGTCAATAAAAATATGACGGGGTTGCTCAAGGTTTCGGATACCCTCGTGAAAGCGAACACGTTGGCCAACGCAACGGTCGAGCAATTTTCCGAGGCCTTGACACATGAGGCCGGTCCCGCGATCAAACAGTATAACATGGACCTTGAGGAAGGTGTTGCCATCCTTGCGGCTTATGCCGACCAGGGTTTGAAGGGGAATGTAGCGGGTAGTATGATGGGCCGGATGACCCGGTTACTTATTAGAAGCATAAATGACAACGGTGAAGTTTTTAAGCGATTGAACATAGACGTTGAGGAGTTTGCTACTACCGGTAAGAACATCACCGGCATTATTAAGGGCATCACGCGGGCGGTAAAGGGTATGGGACCGGCACAAAAAGCGGCCACCTTGGAAACCCTTGGTTTTGAGGCACGTATCCAGCAGGCGATCCTCCCCTTGCTCGGTTTAACTGACCGTATCTATGGATATAGGGATGCCCTACGGCTTGCGGGCGGCACCACCAAACGGATAGCGGAATTTCAACTCACTTCTTTTAATAACCAGTTAAAGATGGTTTGGAATAATGTGAAGGACGTTGCTTATGAAATAGGGCATGTACTGGAGCCTTATATTCTTATGTTGGGTCACAAGGTAAAGGATCTGACTAACTGGTGGCGCGGGCTCGCAGCAGCAAACAAGAAAGTTATTGTGATAATTGGGACAATGGTGGCGATGCTTGGTCCGGCTCTTATGATAATGGGTGCCTTGGTTATAATGGTGGGCAAGGCTACCATCGCTGTTGGGCTGTTAAATGTGGGGCTTGGTTTTCTTGGCTTGACGTTTAAGGGATTGATGGTGAAGATGATGCTCATTTCTTTGGTGACGATGAAATGGGTCATCAGGCTCGGTGCCGTGGCCATGGCGTTGTTATATATTGCGGAGGGCATTGGCATAGTGAACCTTGGTTTTACTAAGATGATGAGTTCAATTCGTATCGGGGGTGTTAAAATTGGCTCAATAATTGATATGGTAGCCGTTGGTATACACAGGGCTTGGAATTGGATGGTAAAGGCCAGCCTCGGAGCGTGGGCGGTTCTCTGGGGTGGGATTAAAGAGCTCGGCGCTATGATCTGGCGGCTTTTCCTTCGGGTAGCCGATGGTGTTGTAGGTGCTTTCTGGTGGTTGGCGGAAAAGGCGGTTAAGGCTGCTACTTGGTTGGCCCGCCAGATGGTTTCGGTTCTGAACTGGATCGGCGTTATGAGTGACGCAAGTGAAAAACGCACCATCGCCAGTATTGAACGGGTTGAAAAGGCGGTTGAAGAACACGGCAAATCGGCTGCGAAGAAGTATGAGAACGCTATTAACAAAAGCCTCGACAATAGTGAGAAGCGGTGGCACAAACACCAGCGCTATATTAAGGGCTTGGATATGAAGTATAGGAGGGACAACGAGGTATTAGATCAGGTTATGAAAGATATTGTAACGGATGAAGTTGAATCTACACAAAAGGATCAGGGAAAGATTATTAAAAAGCAACGGGACATGGAAAAGGAGCTTGCGGCGTTGACCGGCGATGCCCTTAAAGGTTTTGAACTTGGCGATATAGAGCTACCGGAGATAGAGCTACCGGAGATAGAGGTGGAAATACCGGATGTTAAGGTGCCCGAGCCCGGCGGTGAGAAACAATTTAAGGTTACCAGCCTCCGACGCTTTTCGTTTGATCCACTACCGGGGCAAACCCCACCCACGGCGACCGGGGACCGCAAACTTTCATCCGACCCCGTGTCCGCGAGCCAGGCTACTATGGTGAGGGAGGTGCGGGACGCGGCGGTTGTGGAGAGACTTGATGTGTTAATTGAACTTGTACGGAGTAACCCGTCTACGGCGGCGTTAGCGAGGTAAGCAATAGCCACGGTTAAAATAGATAAGATCTCAACCCTTGAGTCGAAAGAGCGGTACGGCACGCTCCAGCGCGTGGTGCGGCAAGCCATAGTCACGGGCATAACGGACACCTCCTGGGAAGGCCTCCTTACCGCTTTGGATGCCGCCGGTATACCGGCGTACAGGACAAGGCTGGACAACTCTGCCCCCGCTTGGAACCTTGTGCTTACCGAGCGGAATCCCAGGATGGTTGAAAAAGGCATGGCCGTTGTGGAACTTGTATATGAGAACGGCTGGGACATCGAAGCCGTTGCGGATGATATAGACGATCCTAATTTCGGGGTCTTAAGTGGTGAGGTACGTAGCAACGTACAACAAAAGAACTCGAACACGGACATCTATGGGGAACAGGTAGTAGTGTCCCATACATACCCGGCCAACGACCCAAACCATCCCGGGGAAACTATATTCCAAACCGGTGAGTTTCCATACTACGATTCGCAGCGTAGCTTCATGGTGTCCGGTATAAAGAGAACCCCCACCCCCTGGCTCATTGCAAACCTCATCGCGGGCCGGGTAAACGCGGTGCCATTTAGTGGTGAGGCGGCGCGGATGTGGTTGTGTACCGCGTGCAACTGGAAGGGTGAAGGGCCACATACCGGCACGAGCGAGCACCGGTATTTTATGCAATTTGAATTTCAATTCAATCCAGATACGTGGGACCCGACCGTGTTGTTTATAGATGATGTGACCGGCAAACCGCCGGTGGACCTTGTGCCGGGGACGGGTTACATATTTGTTGAAAAGCTCCCAGCATGTGACTTCGAAGATGTTATAGGTGCCATTATACAAGGCGGGTAAGATGATAGATTGGACGGCAACCTCACAAGGCGGTGGAATCTGGTTGTTTGAGTGGACGGCCGTGGCACTTCGCCCCTATGAGATATGGCATAATGGCATCCTGATCGATACCGTTACCCCGGCCGATACGGACGGAGAATACACAAGTACCCTCGCCGGTTTCGTCTCATCTCCACCACCTTTCGAGATCCATGACACGACGGCGAACAAGGCGGAAAACGAGGAGTACCCACCCTTCGCGATACTCCAGTGGCGCGGGCTTGCCGGGGCTGGAGGGTATACGGTGGAGCAGTTTTTAACTATCCAAGCCTCCCTTGAGAGATTTCCGTGGACTATAGTGAAAACTATAACGGAAAGCGCGGCTGGGTGGTATTCTTATAATACCGTTCTATTAACCGACCAGGTAGAAAATGAATACCGTGTGAAAGCATTAAATAACAAAGGCGCGGGAGGCCAGGCCATAGAGTTTGATATTACGGTGGTAAGGAACCCGGCACCCCCCGACGTGGCCCTCGTTGTATCCGGTGGCGACTTGATTATGGAAGCACCTTAATGGATGCGTTTTTGGAAGCTGATGCCCTTGGTATATACCTCTCCGGTGGTGCGACTAACATAAATCCCTCCGCGTCCTTGGGTGGTGTTATATCGAGCAAGTTGATACGCGGCATGACCCCGCAGTATACCGAGCCCGTGCAGGGCCTTATGGTAGTGGACGCCACCCCGGAGAACGGCGAGGGTATTGCCCAGGTTTCTATAGTGGGTGACTTGTGCCGATATACGCCCCCTGGCGGCACGGCCGGGCCAGGGGTGTCAATAGCCGAAGGTGAGACCAAAGTATTGACTGGCGGCGACGACGTAACCAAGGCGGCCCGAATATACCGGGTGCCTAACCAGGCCTTCGTTGGTTTGGCGAAATTCCGTTTGGTCGACATAATGAGCGGTGCTATGGGCCTGGGTGATATAACCAGTGCCGACCGTGTGGCCGGTGCTATCCATTATAGGGCCGGTTTTATCAAAGCGCAAAGCCCCCTGGTGGACCTTATTATGTGGGTAGAAACCGCCGGTCAATCCGCTTTTGGTTTGGCCGTGGAGACGCCCGCAGGTAGCGCCATCCAGACCATCCCCAACGAGGACACCGGACCCGGCGGCGTTGATTGGGTATGGGCCTCGAGCGAGGAAACCGCTATTGAGGTCGGTAACATGAGTCAGGATGCGCTTATGGGTATGTGGATAGGCCGGTATTTTGCACCGGGTGGTGATGTTGCCTCGAAGGAAGTCGCGGCTTTTAATGTCAAGTTTAAGGCTTAACGATGCCGAATAATCCAGGAAAACCCAGCCCCCGGCCCTTTAAGCAAGGGGACCCGGTATCCGCAGCCCGGCTTACTCAGATTGTTAATGAGCTTGCCCGACGTATTGTAGGCGGTGACGGTATCCGCGTTCGCTCGTTTTCGGGTGACCA